TCTTTGGTATCTATTTGGCTGAAATTATAGCTACTGTAGACGTTAGTAGGACAGGAAGAGTTACGATTTTTATTCCTGCACTCGGGAAGGATAAGGCAAATCCTGCAAACTTCGTTGATGCAATGTGGAGCACCCCATTTGGTGGTAGTACAGATCCAAGAACAATAGGTACCAATATTCAAGACCCATCCCAAACGATGAGCTCTTATGGATTTTGGGGAGTAGTACCGGACCCAGGTAACTTAGTTCTTGTTGCGTTTGCTGATGGCAACACAAAATATCCTTACATTATAAGTTGTTTATTTCCAGACAAGCTCAATAGCATGTTGCCTGGTAATTCTGGCAACAAAACCTATCAAGCACCTGGAAAAAATCTACCTACCTTAGAAAAAAATAAACGCTCTGCAGACATAAACCATAACGACACTGTTAGACCAATACAGCACACCTTAGCAGAATCAATTGTTAAACAAGGGTTAGTAAATGATCCGGTCCGTGGAGCAGGCAATAGTTCTGCAAGAAGAGAATCGCCGAGTGAAGTTTTTGGATTGCTGACGCCCGGCCCACGAGACCCAGACAATTACAATTATAGACTTGGCGGACACTCAATTACCTTAGATGATAATTTAGGAAGTAGAAATATAAGAATACGAACTGCCCAAGGTAACCAACTCTTATTGGATGATACAACTGGTATCATATATATGATTAATAAGGACGGTAAGGCGTGGATGGAGTTAAATCAAGTTGGCGATATTTTGTTGTATGCTGAAGGCAGTATTAGTATGCGAGCAAAAGGTGACTTTAATATAAGAGCCGACTACGATGTAAATATTGAAGCAGGCCAAAATGTCAACATTAAAGCAGCAGGAGATAATATTGCAGGGAAGTACGTGGGTCTCCCGTTAATATTAGGTCTTCCAGCATTTGGTACAGGTGGTAACATCAAGTTTCAATCAACAAGAGATATACAGCTCGTTGCTGGAGCCAACTTCGCAGCCACAGCTATAAGTGGTGACACAAGCATTAACACAGCCGGAGAATTTAATACCACAGCCGGAAGAGATATTAATATGTTATCATTATCAGCTATTAATACAAGTGCCATTAGAAATATTAGTTTTACTACCCCAATGAGCTTGTCATCAGCAGCACTTACCACGGTATTTACGGGCATGGTGCTTGTAAACAGCGGCGGCCCGCCGGCTATGCCTGCAAGACCAGCCCTGACAGCTATCCCGATAGCAGTGATAAGACAACAAGACCAAGGGGCAGAAGCTCCTGGCTACAACAGATGGTCCGACTCTCCACTTACATCAGGCGGAGCAAGAACAGGCCAATCACCAATCATATCAACAATAGTTAAAAATTTAGTAACCGCTGAGCCGTATGAAGGTCACGCGGTCCCAAATCCAGCAACTGAAAATCCAGCTAATATTGTGTCTAATGATAAGTTAATAACGGGCGATACCGGTCTAACGGACGAAACAGGCAACCCACTTCTTGCACCAGCTAACACCCCAGACGGGTATCGAGCTGCAATACTAAAAATTATGAAGGAGGCTGTACCATGGTAGGACACGCGACAGTAATAACAAATGTACAGGCGGGTGGCGCCGCCTTATCAGCAGGTATGGCACAATTTGGACCTGCGCTAGCAGTAGCAAATAATTTTAGCCCAGCAAAACTAAAACAATTCGCAGGCACTATGGCACTAACCAAATTAACATCAGCCTTGACATCCAGCATCCCATTTTTGCGAATTCCGACGATGACACAAGGCGGTATGATACGTTTAGGTATCGCTAGCACAATAAACGAATTTACTGCACGATTGGGGTCTATCGGCATAGACGCTTCCGGCGTTATATCTGACCTCCAACGAGGCGAACTACAGAGCATGAAAAATCGTATCAACAGAATTAGACAGACAGCAAAATCACCAGGTGATTTTTTAAAAGCATTGAAACAAAACGGCATAACTAGTATAATAGACGGCGCGAGCAGTATTTTCGTAGATGCGAACGGTAGGAAGATTATAGATTTTAGTAAAGGATTAGGATCAGTTTCACACCAATTACTTCTTGCTGCCAACCTAGGCACGACCGCAAATATAATTAGAAATTTAATCGGTGTTCAAATTTCCGACAATCAGCTTGCTGCTCTAGTAAGTTTAGCGAACCAAGTTGGCGTAGATAATTTCTCTAAAAGTAGAACATTAGCAGAGGTAAATGCTGGAAATTATGCTGGAGTACCTAGCGCAATGATGGAGTTTACAGAAGTGTCACAAAGTCCCGGAACAGTAGCAACTACTAGGGATGACTACGTTCAGCGCCGTGGTGAAAATAGTATTACCTTGGATTGTAGTAGTGCCCGCCATAGTATTATTACTTAGCGAAATACCATAGCTGCCACCGCTACCAAGTCCCGTTACCACGGACGCCGAGGTGATTGTCGACGCATTTCCGAAGACCCAGTTAGAATTGCTCATATTATCGTCTTCAGCCAACGCTTCCCCTGATAAGGCTTTCCATCCTATCAAATTCTGGCGGACGATGGTTTTTATTGTACCGAAAGTTGCCAGCAAAGTTGACACTATCGAATAATTCGTACTTCTTGGTGTGGGAATCGTATATACCAACAATCACGAACCTCTTGCTTTGTTGGAAGATCTTATGAAATCTAGGTTTTTTGTATGCGGAGTTGCTGTTATTAGCTTTTTCCCAAATTATATCAAATTCTCGATTCAGTTTAAACATTGTATATCCTTGCTAGTTAAAAGAAATATTTAGTATTAAAGTCAGTAGTATACACGCAAATCCGGCCATTGTCAAGAGTTTTGGTAAATTAAAACACAATATAACAAGGAAGATAAATAACGGTACATGGTTATATTCAAAGGCTTTAATACAATAGATAAAATACGCGCCCCGTATACGTTAACGGACATTGATCTTATCAAAAGAGACCTCCTTAACGAGTTTTATACAAAGAAAGGGGAGCGTGTTATGCGTCCAAATTTTGGCAGCATAATCTGGGATTTACTAATGAATCCTCAAGACGAGTTTACCGAACAAGAAGTGAAAGAGGATATCGGACGAATTATAGGAAAACACAGCAGAGTCGAGTTGGTGAGCATTACTGTATACACATCAGACAAGACAATAAGGGCAGATGTTACATTAAATTACGTATTATTACAATCTACGGACGTACTTTACCTCGAGTTTATGAGTGAAGAAGTATAATGACAAATAAGATGAGAGAGGAAGTATAAGATGTCACTAGTTAACCGCCAAAGCAATTTATTTGCGAGTGAGGATTGGCGGTCTGCCTATCGTGCGTTTAGTAAAGTCAACTTCCAAGCGTATGATTTCGACACAATACGTGCAGCGTTGGTCGATTATATTAAGATTAACTTTCCAGAGAACTTCAACGATTATACTGATAGCTCAGAGATGATAGCTATCATAGAACTGTTAGCATACTTAAGCCAAAGTTTGGCATTTAGGATGGATCTTAACAGTAGAGAGAATTTCTTAGAAACCGCTGAACGGCGCGACAGTGTATTTAAGTTAGCCAGGATGCTCGGATACAATCCGAAAAGAAACGTTCCAGCAAGTGGCTTGATGAAGGTTGTAGCTATAAGAACAACCGAACCCATAACAGACAGTATTGGTAACGAATTAAATAATATTAATATATTCTGGGACGACGCAAATAATCCAGACAGTTACGAACAGTTCATTACTATTTTGAATAGTGCGATGAGCTCTACTAACAGATTCAGTACCCCAGTTAAATCAGGAAGGGTAGCAGGGGTAGCTACTGATATATACGAGATCAATACACAACTTAACTCTCCACTTGTTTATAACTTTTCTCTTAAGGTTGGTGGATTAAGTAGGGCATTCCAAGCCGTAAATCCAGAGTTTAAAGATGGTGGTGTATTTTCTGAACAGCACCCAGACCCTTCTAATAATTATAGCCTAATTTATAGAAATGATGGTTTAGGAATAAGTAGCTCCAATACAGGCTTCTTTGTAATGTTCAAGCAAGGTGTTTTGCAAACTGCTGACTTCAACTATACTTCTACGGTTCCCAGATGGTAATTTTGGTAATGTTCCTGTCGGGTTGTTTAGACTCCATTACAGGACCAGCGCCGGAGAAAGTTTTTCTTTGCACCCAGAAGATGCCCGCAACGTTTCGATTAGTATACCTTATGAAAATGCGCAAGGCACTAGTTTTACATTAACAGTCACAATGAGTTTACAGGAATCTATAAGCAACAGCTTGCCTCCAGAAACGCTACAGGCTATTAAGGAACGAGCACCTCAGGTTTTCTATACCCAAAATAGAATGATAAGCGCCCAGGATTACAATATTTTCCCGTTCAGTCAATCAACCAATATTACAAAACTTAAAGCAATAAATCGAACTCACGCTGGACATAGTCGATTTATTGATATAAATGATCCGACTGGTACATATCAAAATGTTGAAACATTTACTAAAGACGGCGCACTATATAGTGAATTTTTAGATGGCACCGAGAGTATCACTGTAACAGAAAACAACACAACTTCTGAAATAATTACAGGAACATTGCCTGTTATTTTAAAAAATCAAAATTTAAATAATTTTGTGTACGATACTTTCCGTAAAACATGGAAAGAATATAACGATATTAAATTTAATATTACTTCAAAAAATGCAACATGGAGAAGCCTTCCAGTTGTTACAGGCCCAAGCGTAAGCGGTTATTTTGATGAGACATTAAGCGATCCAGGTAACACTGTTATATTAGACAATACATACACTGGGTTTGGTATGTTCACTGAAAACAACTTTATAAAGTTTGTCAACCCCTCCGACCAAACACAATACAAGTGGGCAAGAATTGTGAGAGTAGATAACAATGGGTTACTCTCAAGCGGATTAAGCACAGCTACCGGTCCATTCTTTTTGAGCTCGAGCGTACAATCAGGATGGCAACCGTACGAGTATATTTCAACAATGCGCAAGATTTTTACTGATTCTGAAGCGTCTAAGATAAAAGTCGAGATGGATAACAAACGATCATTCGGGTTACGATACGATCCAGATTTAGATTTGTGGTATGTTATTGCAAACGAGAATTTAGATAAAACAGGCAACTGGGGACCGAATAATACTGGTAGCACATCCGGTCTCAGTGAAGATGCAAGTTGGTTATTGAAGTTCATATACACTCCAATCGATGCATCCTCATACAAATATTTGGTTACATTGCGCGGACAATACTATGTTGTGCAAAGTAGAAACAATCTTAAATTCTATAACATCAACAATGTAAAAGTTGCCGATTCAGAAAACCAAGCAAGCAGAGATACTATTACTTTTACTACATTAAATTTCCAGCCAGGTGGAGCAGAAACGTTCAAATGGATCGATACAGACTCAGATGGCGTTGGTGATTCGTGGGAAAGTGACGAGACTTTCGAGCGTTACGAGTCGGTTAACTACGATACTGGTCTCCCGCTAAGAACACGATCGACAAAATGGTATGATATCGAAATTGATTATCTTACAAATATTGGAATGTACAGGAATGGCGATTATAGTTCTAATGTATTTGTTAACCAGGGAGTGATTTCTCTTAATCCGTATTTTGCAGATGGTACGCAGGGCGCAGGCGGGACTGCGAATATAACGATAGCCAATAACTCGGCAAAGATCACAGCATGGCCAGCTAATATAACAATAGAGTTCAGCAACACCACGTTTGGTTATAATTTATTTGATACTGTTACAGGTAATGTTGTCTATCGAGATTATTACCCTGCTACTGGAGAAATTGAAATTTTCCAAGCCAATATATCTGGCGTAACTAAAAGCTTTGGACCAAATGGTGCATCTTATGATGCAGCCAGCACAGGTAGACTAGTATTTTCCAATGCAGATGTTATTGCACAGACGGGTAATTTAATTATAACAGAGATGGACGAAAACAATTATACTCATGTATATGATTCGACCGCATTATTAAGCCAAGACAAGTTAGTCGTGAAATATAAGACAAACAGAACAAAGTTAGAACAAGACATTGTGTGGAACATAACGCAGCCAATAAAATATAACGATGGATTTACCGACAATAGGAAAGTTATTGTTGTTCCAGTCGACACAGATGGGGACTTAGTGCCTAACCGACCGTTACAGTTTACTGAATTTGTTGGTACGGAAGATTTGATATTCTTTGAATACTATATTGATTTTGATGGTTATACCTATAATAGACCGTTAAGTGGTGATATTGTAGATTTTAGAAACGAAGAAATTTTGAAATTAGATGTTGGGGCTGGGACGGTAGCGCCAGGCTCCTTACCAACAACGTTTGATTTAACGGCTCAACGAGTGATTATTGTAAAAAATAGCACATTTATAACAGGCACCAACAATCAAATTGGCCTCAACAACTCAGCAGGACAATTTGTTGGATTAGTTATTTACGATTTCGCCAGTAAAATAATTTATCAAATGGTTTCGAGCAGCACAAATCCCTTGATAGTTTCAGCAACTGAAACAGTAGATTATTTTGTGCGTATCGGACGAGCATCAGGACAAAATACAGCGTTAATTGAAAATGACGAAATAATTTTTAAATGGTCGCATGTTGCTCCTAAAGATGTACGCATTGATCCGAGTGTAAGTAATGTAGTCGAGATGTTAATTTTAACAACAGGGTATCATGACGAAATACAAAAATACAAAAAAGTACCTGGCACAGTGTGGCCATCACCACCAACAAGCGGTGAACTAAAAAATGAATTTATTGCACTTGATGAATTTAAAAGCGCAAGCGATACTCTTGTATACAGAAGCGCAGATTTTAAATTGCTATTTGGTACGGAT